ACTGGACGGGTCGGCACGCATCGGCCGGATGCGCGCCCAGGGCGAGTGAACGGAGGAGGAGGGGAGGCTCCAGTTCGTCTGTGACTTTAGACGAAGGCTCCCATGCTGCCATCGGATGAAAACCAAAAGCCAACAGAGCCGCGCGCAGCGACGGTTGTTGGGGTGGATTTATCCTTAGTCCTGCTCCCCGCTGGTAGCCCTCACCAGCGGTATTCCCGACTCGTTCGAAAAACGGTAGATGTCTCGGTCGGGGAAAACCGAAGGAGCTCGGCCCAGAGAACAGGGTCTTGCTTCCTAAGTCGAGCACAAGATCGTTTGCTCGCCTTGACATCCCGGCGCCAAGTTCTTAGCGCCGGCTCGGGTTCCAGGAACACCTTCCACATGGTGCTATGCGGTGTCAACAACGCATAGTCGGGCATACGTGAACGCCCGAAATTCCTGAAGAACTCCCGCCAAACGGCGAAGAGTCCATCGTTCTGCCCAAGAGAACGAAACAGCTCCACCCAAGGCAACCAGGGCAACGCTTCTCGAAGCGAAGCCAGTTGTCCTAGGGCCAACGGGCACCAGCGCTCTCTAACTCGGTCTGGAAGACAGTAAAACTGCTTCGAGAACAGGTCGGGCAACGAACGAATCATGGCCGCGAAGGGAGAAATCCCCAACGCCTCTGCCTCCCCGAGGACAGAACCAGGATTCGTACCACGGACGCCCTCTTCGTATTCCGTGATGAGCGCCAGGATTTCCCTGACAGAGCTGTAGTTCCGAACGTCGCCACCATCTCGTGCCTTGCCACGACCAGTGAGCAGACCGAAGTTCACGAAGCCTATCTCCTCCAACCGACGCTCAGGGAGCGCGGGTCGAGGGATAGCCGAGAGGTTGCTTCGAGTTTCGTCCACCCAGGAAACGTGAGGTAACTGTAGCGAGAACAACGTCGAATTGAGCTGGATGAAGTCGGAGGAGACAAAATTCTTCCCCACAGACATCACGAAGCCCCACCGACAGAGGTTGTCTCGCCACACCTCGTATTGGCCTTGATCTGTCCAAAAGCCAATATCGTCCCCATTGATCAGGACAGGAGGAACACCATTCACGAGGTGTAGCCCATCGCTGCGCGCCGCTGCACGCGCACTTCCGTAGACCGCAATCTCCCATGAGTCGTGGTAACACGCTAGGTTCAGAAGGCAGAGGATAGGAAAGGACAGCACATGGCCCATTAACTGGCCATTCGTCTGCCGATACCTGTTCGGGTTTCGGTCGTCGTCCAAGACGACACCGGCCCGACGACACTCCGCCGCGAACCATTTAGCGTAACCGTCCCTTCGACCCGTCAAC